GAAAGCATTAGAGACAAACAAGCTGAAATAGATGATCTTCTGAACGATTTAGAAGATAAATATAACTCTGATACTGATTCAGGATCCAATGATCAAGACGATTGGTCAGACGATGAAGATGATTCTGACGAAGAATAAATAAACTTTTTTGTTTACCCTAGAGCTTATAAACTCTAGGGTATACGAATGATCAACATTACAATATTACTTCCTACACGCAAGCGAGTAGAAACTTTAAAAAAATCGATAGAGTCATTAATTAAAACTTCTAAACACCCCGATAAGCTACAATTTCTATTTGCTGTGGACGATGATGATATTAATACTATAAATTTTTTAAAATCAACATCGTATCCTAATCAAGGCGTACTTACTTTTAAACCTATGGGATATGAGAACATTCATAAATATAATAATACTTTAGCTCTTTATGCTCATGGTAAATGGTTAATGTTCTTTAACGATGATGCGATAATGACTACTCAAAATTGGGATACTAAAATAATGGACCGTGGATCCAATTTTCGTGTGTTACGTGTAAGAGAACAAACATCACATCCTTATGCGATATTTCCAATCTTTCCTAGAGATTGGTTTATGCTCCTAGATCATATTAGTCTACATGGTCAAAATGATGCGTGGATCAGCGAGATAGCTTATAGTTTAGATATTATGAGAGATATAGACATAGATATAATACACGATAGAGCTGACATTACTGGTAATAATAATGATGAAACTTTTAAAGCAAGAAAATATAACGAGGGAAATCCTAACGACCCTAATGATCTTCATAGTGAACGTATGCAAAATTTAAAAATAAAAGATATACAAAAAATAGCATGGTACCTAGGAAAAATAGGTCAAAAATCAGAAGCATGGGAATTAGTATTAGCTAAAAAAAGAGATCCCTTTATAAAATTAAAAGAATTGTTTAATATATATAATCAAAAAGGTGCGATAGGAGTAGGACAACAAAATGCTAGAACAGACAGTAAAACAGAAGTTGAACGAAGCAATCACACTTTATCAGAAAACTAAAGATAAACGTGCGCTTGAAGCTATAGAATTTTTTAAAAATCTTTTAACAACTAATGTATCTCGTAAAAATTTATTATCATATGCTAAACATATGTACCCGGGATACAAGGATCCTGCGCATATACAACTTATTGCTAAAAATTTAGAATTATTAGAAGCGGGAGAAATTAAAAGACTTGCGGTCTTTATGCCACCACGACATGGAAAATCTATGTTATGTAGTGAGTTCTTTCCCGCATGGTATCTTGGAAATAATCCAAACGAATTTATTATACAAGCGACTTATGCTCAAGAGTTAGCAGATGACTTTGGTCGTAAAGTAAGAAACCAAGTTCAATCGCCGGATTTTAATAAAGTATTTCCACAAGTAGGATTACGTTCTGACTCTACAAGTGCAAAACGTTTTCATACGATGCAAGGTGGAACTTATAGTGCAGTCGGTGCTGGAGGAGCAATTACAGGTCGAGGTGCGCATTTATTAATTATAGATGACCCTATAAAAGGAAGAGAGGATGCGGAGTCAGAAGTTCAACGTAGAAATTTAATTGATTGGTATAAATCAGTGGCATACACACGATTACAACCTGGTGGTAAAATAATATTAATTCAAACACGATGGCATCAAGACGATTTAGCTGGTTTCATTTTACAAGATTCACAAGAGAAGTGGAAAGTTCTTGATCTACCGGCCATTGATGCTGATGGTAATGCATTATGGCCAGAAGCTTATTCTATAGAAGATTTAGAAAAAATAAAAAATACAGTAGGTCAACGAGTATGGCAATCTCTTTATCAACAACAACCTTCAAATGAAGAAGGTTCTATTATTAAAAGAGATTGGTGGAATATATATAACGAAAAAAAAATTCCAGTATTAAGTTATGTGCTTCAATCTTATGACACTGCTTTTAGTACATCATCAACCGCTGACTTTAGTGCATGTACCACATGGGGAGTTTTTACAGCAAGAGATCAAGAAAATAAACCTTATGCTGCATGTATATTATTAGACGCATGGAAAGAAAGATTAGAATATCCAGATTTAAGAAAACGTGCACAAGAGAGTTATAGAGAATGGATGCCCGATGGAGTGCTCATTGAAAAACGAGCCTCGGGTCAATCTTTAATACAAGATATGAGAAGATCAGGTGTTCCTGTTATTACATTTTCTCCTGAACGAGATAAAGTTTCAAGAACACACGGAGTTGCAAGTATGTTTGAAGGAGGATTAGTCTTTACACTTGATAAAGAATGGACTAAAGACGTAATAGAGGAATCTGCTCAATTTCCTTACGGAAAGCATGATGACGTACATGATACATGTGTACAAGCTCTTATGCGAATACGAGAAGGATTTTTGGTAGTACATCCAGATGACCCTGAAGAAGATTATGACGAAAAAGTTACAAAATACAGGAAACACAAACGTTATTACTCTTAACGTTTTTAATAGAAAGCCATCATCACGAGTATTAGCTCGTCATGAGAATGATAAAGTTATAGATTGTTTACACAGTGCTGCTATAGCTATTACAGATAGAATGGATCTAAAAGGATATGCCTTAGTAGCATGGGATAAAAAAGGAACTCCTTGTATATCTTACTATGCAGATCACCCTGAAAACCCTATATCTGATATGATGATTCCTAGCTTTACACAAACTTGTTTTCAAGGTATAGTTTCACAAAGATTATCGAAACCGGAGGATTTAGATGGCGAAGAATAATAAACAATATGGAATAGAAGATGTAAAAGCTTCTAATAAAAGATTTTACGAAAAGTTTCCAAGTGCTAAAGAAGATGCTGCTATGCTTAAAAGAGCAATGCAAGATAATGGAAATGATATTGTAAAACAAGTAGATCAAGAAAAAGTTGATCGTGAAAATTTTATGCAAGGTTTAATTGGAATCAAACCACAAGGGATCATCATTAAAGAAGCTGACGATGATTAAAAAAATAAGTACCAAAAAATTAGAAAAAGGTTTAATGCCTTCTAAGTCTAATATGAAGAAAAAAAATGGTAAAAAAAACTCCAACTGTTGATTTAATAGACGAAGGTATAGCACTTCAAGGTGATTACTATTTAACTCCAGAAGAAAAAGATTACATTGAGAAAGAACAACAAAAAAATAAAGGTAAAGACCTTTACTTTAATCCTGATATTAAATATATAGGAAGCATTGAATCATTTGACGAAAATGGTTTTAAAAAAGGTCAAGATAGATCAAGAGGTTAATTATGGCAAAAACAACTAAAGAAGTTACTAAAGATATTTTAGATGTAGAATTTGAAAATATATCAAAATCAAAATTATTTGATGATGAAGGATATATGGAAGATCAAGATTCATCAAGAGAAGATGATATGGAAGATGATATGGAAGAAGATTCAGATGTTGCTGAAGTAGTTCCTATCTCTAAAGAAAAAAGTCCTTTAGAAAAAGATGTATACCCTCAAGGTCGTAGAGAAAGATTCCAAAATAAAGATAAACCAAATCCTTACGATAAGAGTAAAAAAGTATGAAGATGTCAGCGGGTTCAGGTTCAGGTTTAGGTCGTTTACAAAAGTCTATGAATATTAAAAAGCCAAAAAAGAAAAATGGCAAAAAAAAGTAATCCATACGGAACTGGTTTATTTTTTAAAAGGACTAAAAAGAAAAGACCTGGAAGACATTCTAAAAGACCAAATAAATCTGTGAGTAAAAAAAAATATAACGGACAAGGTAGAATATGAGAAAAGAAAATCCAATTAAGACTTCTGTAAAATCTGGAAATTTTAGACCTACTAAATCTGGTGCTGGTATGACACGTAAAGGTGTTATGGCATATAGACGAGCTAATCCAGGTTCTAAATTATCAACAGCAGTTACAGAAAAAAATCCTAGTGGTAAAAGAGCTTCAAGAAGAAAATCTTATTGTGCAAGATCAGCTGGTCAAATGAAAATGTTTCCTAAAGCTGCAAAAGATCCTAATAGTAGATTAAGGCAAGCTAGAAGAAGATGGAGATGTCGATAATAATTAAAATATTAAATAAATTTAATTCTTGGTTATCTTACAAATTATGGAGATATGAATTAAAACAAAGAGC